ATCTGTGTGTAGTTACCTAGTCTGGTTCTATTTGGACCGCTTTCAGCAAACTTATTTCCGACTGCTGGAGTTCCAGTACCGCCACCAGCTGCAGGCTGAATGTAATCAGTACCCTCACCGATAGTAGAATTTCCAGGAACTTCTAACTTGTCTGTTTGCCATTCGTGATAGATAGCAGTTGCTTTTGCACTGCCGATTGATGACATAAAAGGAGTTTCATCCCTTGTAATCATCGTAATAAAATTTGCAAGATCTTCTCTTTGTGAGACATCTTTGCCAGTACCCCTAGCTGGACCTTGTGGACCGCCAGTTCCTCTTACGCCTAATACGTTAGTCATTGTATACCCTCCGAGGTATTAATAGTTTAATGATTTATTTGCAAGTCCTCGAAGAAACGCCATTTGATCTTCATTAGATGAATCTTCAGCAAAAGCTCGTTGCCTTATCTTAGTCTCTTGATCTACTTCTTTTTGAGACCTTGTTTTAGCTTTACGTACAGGAGCTTTCTTAACAACAGTAGCTTTTCTTTTAGCACTGCCTTTAGTAACTCCTTGCTTTAATCGTCTGTAGTCATCTACAAACTTCACTATCACAGGATCTACAATAGTATCTAAGATTTCTGGTTGTATACCTTCAGCTATAGCGAATTCTCTTATTGCAGTAGCTGTTTTTTCATTAAAGTCAGGTATCATTTCTGGAATAGCTTTATTAAAGCTTTCTAATTGCTCATTCCATTGCTTAGTATTCTGTTCTTGAACTTGGGCTTGAACTTGCTTTACTAATTGTTCTCTGCCATTTCTAGCATTCCAATAGTTCTTTTGTGCTTGTTCTCTTTTATCCTTTAATTCATTCACTTCATACGTATCACCGTCTTTCCTAGCCTGATCTATCTGAGATTCTATGTCATGATATTCTTTTGCCAAGGCTTGTTCTTCTCGATACAACACCGCTGAAGAAGCCTGTCCAAGATCGTTTATTTCTTTAAACTTCTTTTCGTACTCTTCATCAAGCTGTTTTCTTGCATCGCCAAGTTTTCGACCCTCATTAGAAAGATGTTGTTCAGTAGAGTAACCTTTTATAAGGTCACTAAACGATACTTCAGTGTCTTTACCATCTATTTTGATAGACACCTTTGCATCTAAGTCTAAGTCTTCTGTAGCGTACACTTCGGATTCTTGGGTAGACGTATCATCCTCATCCGTTGTTTCTTCTTCTTCAGTCTCGACTTCTTCTTCAACTTCTTCGTTTTCGGATTCTTCTGCATCTGGGTCTTCCGCAGTTTCTTCCGTGTCTAACTCAGGAACGTCTTGCTCATTGGGTAGAGATTCAGTGAACTCGGAGTTCGCTACAATGTCAGCCAGCAGTTGTTCTTCTGTTCGACTATCCGTTGCTATAGAGTCATCTGGTTGGGTAGAGTCTACTGTTGCTTCGGTATTATTTTCCATTCTTATTTACCTCCTTTTCGGCAGGTTTAATCTTTTTCTCATACATAGCTTTCATAGTATATAGACTATTTAAAGTATCTGCATTGAGTTTAGCTTTACCGCCACTACGCATTGAGTCATACTCAAGTGTATTTATCATTTGATTGTAGTTAGTCAGTAATTGTTCATAATTTATTTCATACATCTTTGTCCTCCTGTATATGTGGTACGTTTTTACCGTACATCTCGAAGCCTATCATTTTCGCTTTGACACTACCTAGTGCCATTGCCGAAGAGTAGAGGAACTCACGAGTTTTAGTTTCATGCGATTCAGTCTTAAGCCACTCTAAAAAGTAGTCTACAAGAACTTCACCGTATACTTCATCAAAGAAGTTCTCCCTTTCTTGAGAAGCAAAATGACCTTTTACATGTGCCTGTCTTGCCAGCTCATCAGGGTGAACTTTATGATGTCCGTATGATTTAGTATTGCCCAGCCTCTTCTCAGCTGTCTGCCTATACTTATCCATATCTACACTCTATGCATTATGTAGATTCTGTCTTTTCTATTTTGTAATCCAGTTGCTGCATAATTATCATGCTCTTGACCAGCTATTGCTGCAGTTCCATGACCTGATTTTATATTTTCCATTACACAAGCACCATGACCACCAATATGATCATAGGTTAAGAATGAATTTGCTTTAACCAGAATACCTGTATCTGCTGCATTAATTGTGCCAGCACACTTAAGGTCTAGTGTTATATCCGTATTTGTTTCATTAGCAAATATAACTTGCTTAGTACCAGAAGCAGTTGTAACTGCTGTACCAGCTTGAGTTGCACCAACACCTAGTGCTGATATCGTTGAATGTGCCATTTAAATAACCTCCTGTGGTTGTTCCATCATTGGCTCTTGCCCTTGCTCCATAGGTTGCTCCTGCGGTGCTGGACTAGGGTTTAATAGTTCTCTTGCCATCATGATTATGTTTGAGTAATCAGGATGAGGCGGTAACTCTGTTCCTTCTTTAGTAGCCTTGATGGCTAGGTCTGCCCACTCTTGGAAATGTTTATCTATAGACACTGCTAACTGTTTAGAGTTATCATCCATAGTATTCTTACTTTGAGCATCAGTGTAAGCTACATTTGCTTCTGCAAGTGATGCATCTGCTTCTAGCTTACGGTTCTTTAATTGTTCAGCTTGATTTTGTACTTCAGAATTTTTCTGCATTTCTTCTGCGGCTTTTTGCTTAAACTCATCTGTCATATAGTCTTCAAGATAGTCATTACTATCCATCTGCATTGACTCTATAAGTTGTGTAGCAAGTACTGCTGCAGCTTCTGGTTTAATCACAAGACCCATGCCTTGTTGATTTAATGCAGGTAATATTTCTGATCCGATCTTACCAAGCTTTTGTATTTTTGTACTATTACTATTCTCACCAATATCTAAGAATATTTCAACATCCATATTTTTGGGTAGGGTAGCCATATCAACAGTGCTATAAACGCCATTGTAATAATACTTCTGCTTCCCCTTCATGCTTTTAACCATGGTCTCATATATACCACTGATTAAATGCTTAAATCCAGTTTCAGCAAATCTACGCCCGATATGCTGGATTCTCTTTTGAGCAGCTGATTGAACAGCTGAAAGCTTCTGTTCAGAGTTTCCAGAAACGTAGAGAGTATCGTTTAAACCCTGTGCAGCCTTTGACATTCCTGTCGCCTGCTCCTTTATCATTTGAAGGTGCTCTAGCAACGGAACTGTACCTGTTGAAATAGTCTCTGGAGGTAGTGCTGCTACTGCCGCTGAAGGATTACCGTTAGTTGGTATAATCTGCTTCGGCTTCATATTTTGTAATGCACTGAAATCCACGACATTTGGATCTGCTAACTTTGGACTATAATTAGTTAAGTATGTATTCTCAACAAAACCTCTTAGTATAGCAGTACTAGCAAGAGTACTACTTCTAGTGAAGTCTGCCATAGATAGACCAAAGAATTCATGTGGTATATCTATTGGAACAATACTTGCCAAGGGTATTCTTTCACAGTCTTCTTCAAATAATATGTGATTTCCTACTGTTATAAAGTGTTTTAGTTCTGCTATACCATCACCATCTCTATCAACACGCATCCATGACTCTGTCAATGTGACTAGCTGATTAGCTTCTAGTGGGTAACCTGACTTACCTTCATAACCTTGCCAATATCTTTGTCCTGTTATTTCTTTTCTTGCAGCAACGTCTTCGCTATAGTTTCCACTACCTAGCCAATCGTCACCTGTATCTAATTCTGCCCATTCTTCTTCAGTGATACTCTCACCCCATTCAGGGTAATATTGTCTCACTTCTGATCTTGTCATTTCTGATTGAATACCTACGTAATTAGCTTCCTCTATTTCTTTAGCTTCGTTTGATATTCTGAATGATTCAGGTGGGATACATTCTAACTTGATTCTGCTTTTATCGATCTTCTTTCTTAACCGAACGTCTATATACGATATCGTTTCAGAAGTTGGATTGAGCGTTAGCTCATTGACGATTTCGATATTTTCATCTGCGAGGATTTCATCTAACTTAGCTTCATCGATTTCATCAAACTCTTCGATGACATAGTCGTAATCTTCAATATAATCCCAACGTATAATTGCGTTCTTCCAAAGAAGAGAGGCTTTCATCCAAGTCTGAAGGATCTCCCATCCTTTATTCTTTTTAAATATGCAGTAGTTTACTATGTTACTCGCATCCTTTGCAGCTTTAAAAGCTCCAGGAGTGTCATCATAGGGAACAAATCGAGCTATTTTCCCATTACTGAGAAATAAATCTGACAGGACTGCTGTGTATGCTTCAATCACCTCTGTAGTACTTGTGTCCACTATTGTACTCACACCTTGAGGTGCTAGGTGATCCATAGGAACACCAGCGTATTCGTATGTGCTTTTTAATCTCTCACGAGACAGGTCTGAACTATTAAGCCAGTCACCACTACTCGCCTGAATACCAGAGTCTATTTGGTTAATGAGTTGTTCGTCATCAACTGCTTCTTTATATCCACCGTAGTTCATAACGTACCTCTTCCAGTGTATATAGCCTTACTGTTTTCCATGACCTTTTGTTCGTACTTTCCAGGCTTAGATAACTCTGCTTTTCTTTTATTCTTGTTATTAGTTGGACTACTCTTAGTCACATTTTGAATGTATCTTGTTGCTGATGTTTTCATTTGAGACTCCTGCTCCTTTTTATTTTACGACCACCGAAAAATACTAATACGTTAATAGTCGTGTTTATGGTTATGGCTATTACTAACCAAGCTTCCCACCATTCTATGTGCATTTCCACCTTTTCCTTGCCTGTCTTAATCGGCTATTAGGGTCTTTAGCTGCTTTAGGAAAGTCTTTCATTTGCCCAGCACTCCTTGCACAATAAGACTTACGTCTATTTGCGGCAGCACTACCTTTCTTCACTGTTCCTGTTACGGCAGTCTTTAGCTTACTTCCAGGATTATCTTTTCTGTACTTAGCGACTCCAGCCTTAGACATTCCAGCACCAGACTTAGTCGGTCTCTTATTACCGCTCTTTATCGTCTGTCCTTTCATAGTTCCTTTAACTTTCTTTTTCTCTGCCATATCTACACCTTTTTTGTTTTCTTAGTGTGGAATAGGTATTTACTGCTGGCGGTGTGTTTAGCACCTGACATGAGCTTACCCTTAGCATCCTTGTGTGTTTTTCCTTTGTATTCTTTTCCGTCTTTAAAATAATGTTTTACGCCCTTCATGTGATCACCTCTTTTTATTCATCCACGCAGTCGTGCCCATGTATGCACCGACAATACCAGCACCACTTATATAGAATAAGTTACTGATGTCTGAGAGAGCATTCACCCTGTCTATAGGAACAAAGAACATCACTACTGTGAATATTCCCATACCTATGAGAGTGTATCTAGCCATTCTTAACTGTGCCAAATGTTTTCGTAACTCATCTTCAGTTGCTTTTATTTCTTTAACATGAGATAATTCTTCATCACTCACAATACCATCGCCATCCTCATCGTATTCTTCATACCGACTTCCTTTCTGTAATTTTTTCATAGGCTTCTCTTATCTCTTTCATAGTTCTAAAACAACCAAGGCAGACTCCTTTTTCGTCTAATCGACAAAGACCTACGCATGGTGTATTCATTGTTTTATCCTCTAATAAAGTGGGCTTTGCCTACCCTTTGCAGCCCAGACAAAGTGAGGACAATGGTAGATTAATGTACAGATCCGAGCTTATCTAGCTCATTCTGTAATTCTTCATCACTTAGATCGCCTGCATCTATGTTTGTTTGTGTAACGTCTTGACGAGATAGCTTTGGTACTTGATATTCAGCAAGTATGCTAGCTACTTTCACTATCTGCTCTGAATCATCGTCTTCCATAGCTTTGACTAGGACATAGTTCAGTGCTTGTATAGCATCTGGTGCATCATCACCCATGCTTTTCATAGCCATGATAGTGTGCTTGGCAAGTTCTCTCTGTTCTTTATTTTTTCTACGAGTCTCTAGTCCTCTTAGTCTGTATTCATTAGCCATCTCTGACGATTCTATCTTTTCTAGGTTAGATAGGGATTTTTCACTGGGTTTCATAGCCATGTTGTGCTATCCTCCTGTATATCTCCGATCTTATCTTTCCAAGATACAAGATCATTTGTTAATCTGTGTTGATGTGTTCTATAAGCCTCAAATGCTATAGCAAGAGCCATCACAGTGTCATCGTAGTTCCCTGCAAGGGCGTTCGTGCTCCCATTCTCGGCAGAAACGTAGGTACGCAGCTCACCGAGTATCACATCTGAAGAGATATTTATGTCTTGCTCTTCAATCGCTCGTTTTAGGTTACCTATAATCATTGGTTTTGTACTTATCGTAGTCCTAAATCCAGGTTTACTACCCTCATCACTGAGAAGTGTAGCCGCTTTAGTCTGATAATAGAGATTTACATAGTTCATTTGCTTTAGTCTGTTAAGTGTAGCGATTCCTAGGCTATTACTCTCTACTGCTAGTAGGGCATTGTTAAAATATCTGCCCAAGTAGAACAATATATCACCGAAAACACTAGGGTCAACGTAATTATCTCTGAATAATGCACAAACTTCCCTCTCTTTATTAAGTACCACTGCGGTAGAATAGTCTTGACCTACCCCAAGGGAGACATCTGCCCCTATTATGAACTTATCTTCGAAAGAAGGGGCATTCCACATAGAAAGGTGTCCTTCTCTAGAGTCTTCAAAGTAATTCGTCTCATTATCGTAGGCTCTACTGTAGTTAGGTGCACTCACTTCTATCTCTTGTAGTATAGTTTGATCAAAAACAGTGTTACCTGTCACCAGAAAAGCTTCTTCGGCACTCGCTGGATACTCTTGTATAAACTTCTTTTCTCCACTTTCACCTATTTTTAACCTTCTCCAGTATAACTGGTCATCGTCTAGATCGTATTTATCCATAAGGTCGAATTCTTCTACAGTACATTCAAATCCTTCAGGAGCTTTTCTTCTGTATTCTGGTGTAATATACCAAGGTAAGAAAATGGGTACGTATTCGTTTTCACCTTTCATAGCCCCTTGGAATAATCTATAGAATTCACCACTAGCACCGTTGGCAGTGCTCTCTAGTATAACTTCCGTCTCGTTCTCCTGACTAATTCCTTGGAAGAGTCCAGCCAGTATTTGTTCATCGAATTGCCAAAAGGCGACCTCGGATAGGTGTGCGATAGTTGGGGTTGTTCCCCTCCCTGCCTCTTTAGCACCTGCTGTGTATAGCCTATAACCGCTCTTATTATGTTCAAATAATATCTCCTTAGCATTACTCTTCTGTAGAGTAGGTGGGTTTTCCATGTTATCGATGATGTTCCTACTCATATTGAATAGGGCATCTGAAGTCGCTGAGTCATGTGCCATCACGACAGATCTAGTGAAGGGTGTGAAAAATGTTTTCCAGAACACCCTAGCTGCACAATAAGTTGATATGCCTTGTTGTCTCGCCTTTAAGACAATAGCTCTCACTTTTCCTGTCTTCTCTCGCTGAGCTTCTAGTTGTTTGTTTATGAGTACTTGAGCTGCGTTGAAGGTGAATGGTACAAAACCTTGGCTTGCATTTTTAGTTATAATCCGTATTTGTTCTTTAGCGAATAGTTCAAAGTCGTTCTTGTACTCTTCTTTTTTCTTTCGCTTAAATAATTCTTTTGCTAATTCTAGCTTTCTTTTGTTATCCATTCGATGTCCCCCTCGATTGGCTAGTAATGTCCTATAAGGTGGTGTTTAGTCTTTGTTTATAAATAAAAAAGATGTGAGGGGGTGTTGTACCCTTCCCTGGGTTCTCGCTCCCCCCTGTTTCTCTCTGGGGTCTCCGTGGCAGTGCGGTTCGCTGTCTTTCTTTTCGTGGGGTTTTGCTTATGTCTTCTTTCTCTCTTTCTCCTTTGTCTTCTGTTTCTTGGTCTTCTTCTGAGGTTGTTGTGTCTCGTCTCGGTTGGTGTCCTTCTTCTCGTTCTGTTCTGTTGTGGGTTGCTGGTTCTTCTGTGCCCTTGTCTTGTCGTGTTGGTCGTGCTCCCTCTTCGGTTGTGTCTGGTCTTGTTGGCTTTCTCCGTGCTGCGGTTGTGTCTGGTGAGCCTGTTCGTCTTGGTGTTCGTGTGGGTTGGGCTGGCTCTCGTTGGTTCTGTGCTGCTCGCCCTGTTCTTTCTCCTGTTGCTCAGCCTGTGCCTTCTTCTGCGGTCTCTGGCTGGGCTGCTGAGTGGGCTGCTGCTTGTGCGTAGCCTCTTGTGCCCTGCTTCCTTTTGGAGGTGGGGCTCTTGTTTTTTTTTTTTGGGTGCTTTGCCCTGTCCGTGTCGGTGCGGTTTCACCGTCTTTTCCTGGAGTCTGCCTATGTCTGTTTCTAACCCTGCCGCTAAAGAAATGTATCTTGCTCGTCGTGCCGAGCTTCACTCTCGTATCGAAGAACTTCTTGTGCTTCAAGAAGAACTAAGAAACGGTAAGCAAGAACTTGTTAAGCTTAACGATATCCTTGATATTGACGAAGATCCCTTCGTTGATATGGAAGACCACTACAATAATTAACCACCAACCAAAGGAGTCCAACATGGACAGAACAACAGCAAAGGCTTGCTTCAGCCGATTAATGAAGCAAAACAACAACAATGGTTCTTGGAAGAGAGCTGTGTCGTGGTTGTTCCACAGTGAACCAGAGCAAGAGGTTATAGAGACCTTTTGTCTCACCGACAAAGAGTTTGTTGATGCCTCACAAGCAGTCAACATACTGCATAATCAAAGAGCTGATTATGACAGGGTTCATGCATGGGCAACCAAGGACTAAACACAAAGGAGACCCTCTATATGGGGGTCTTCGTTTTTTTTTTCAACAACCAACCAAAGGAGCTAATATGATTGAAGTTGGTGAAATGAATGAGTGGTGCGATGATGCGGTCACTCATGGCTTGTACGTCTCTGAGTGTGAAGAGAAGTACAGAGGCTACTACGCTGGTTATCTCTCGATGATTAAGAGAGAAGACCTAATTGACATTAACATTGGAAAGGAATAGCTAATGCAAGATAATAGCTGGATCGCTATAGGCGATATAAAGAACTTAACACCTCAACAAAGACTTGATGTGTTTGCTAAGATTAACTCTAAAGACTTAGAGATAGTTATGCATCATTGTAGTGTCGAGTTACAAGAAAGAGAGCTTGTAGAAGACAAGAAGGCATTTAAAGAACACCTAGAAGATAGTATACTAGGTGATCAAACCGCAGAAGAAAGGAAAATCTGGCTATGAGAAAATATATAGTGCTCAAAGACGGAACTGTAAAGTTCCTAGACTAACAAGCCGAAACATCCTTCTACGGAGGGGTGTCATTGTAGTGTGAGAGACTACGATCCGATGAGGCATCTCAATTATGTTCTATGAAAGGAACTAATATGACTGTATTTACAAATAAAACTAACATTATCAGAGACGTTAACTTTTACTATGCTAAATTAGATAAGCCTGTATCACCATTTGGTACAGATATCTATGACATTCAACTTAGGTTTCCTGAAGCAAGGAAGGCAGAGATGAGTGCTTATGGTAAAGTAAGACAAGTCGAAGATGGTAATTGGGCTATTAACCTAACTAGAAAGGCTATGAACTCTAAGAAGCAAAAGACTCCTGTGAGAATAGTCGATACTGATAAGAACCCTGTTAAGGATCTTATAGGTAATGGTTCTAAGGGTAATGTTATAGCATACACATATCAATATGATGTAGCAGGTAGGAAAGGGTTTAAGACTATACTGATAGCTATTCAGGTAACAGACCTTATCAAGTATGTACCAGAGGCTGAAGTAGATTTTGATGTCTTAGAGCCAGTAAGTACTAATGAGCCAGTATCAGCTGACTTCTAAATAATACTTAGGGGGATATCTAATTAGGTATCCTCCTAATTTTTTTTTACAGGAGAAGAAATGATTATACTTGGTATTATTATAATATTAATAATATGCTTTTATATCGAGAGCATATTCCTTAAGTAACCTACAGAGTTCTCTTTCAAGTTCGCTTCGCTCAAGTTGGGGGAGAGTTACACTTGAAAGTACACTCTGTGGGTACATTACCCCTGTGAGTACACCGCAACGTTACCGCTATGTGCCCTTTCAGGTAACTTCTTGGATCTTACGAGACGAGAATGCTGGGAGGGTACTGTGAATACACCTGAAAGGAGAACACTAATCATGCTAGAATTACTCGTAGTATACACAATATTACTCTACATAACTGTAATAGTAACACTCATATATAACTGGGCAAGGAGATAACATGGAACAACAGAATACCATCACAATAAAGCATGAAGGAGTGAACTACCACCTTGAGCAACTCCTATGGGCATGGAAGAATGAACTAGAAGTAGACGTCAATCTCTACTCTTTCACACACCAAAGAGAAATGCTCGATGAACTCAAGCGTGTACTCAAAGAACACTTCGGAAGATCCACATGGACACAACAAGAGGCTATTAAAGAATTAACCAGAAAGGATTCACTATGAGAATACTATATACACGAACTGCACATCAAGAGGCTGAAAGAGACGTAGAGTTTTGTCTAGATCCTTTCAATCAAGCTGAATGGCATATAAAGAACTCAGATATATACCATCAACTAGGTAGAACTGCGTGGGATTCTTCAGAAGAATACTGTGACACAGAGAATATACGTCTAGTGACCTTCAGTACTCCTGTTGTAGAAGACCTTTGGGGTGCACCTATCAGTGACCTATTAGCCTACATAAAAGAAGTACGTACAGATGCTTCTAACATAGTACGCTCGTATGAGACTGAAGTGAGTCTCGATGGACATCGCATGACTGTACCATTACACCTTAAATTACACAAGAAAACAGACCTCGAAGGAGAAGGGTTTAGCTCTGAGTTTAAGGAAGGGATAATACTCTACGTTGAGGCTGAGTGGTATGAAGAGTTAACTGACGAAGACTATCGTATCTATGATGCAGAGAACTATGAAATAACGACCTTATAGGAGAATCCGTAGGGGATTCTATAACAATAACTGAATAGGAGATAAGATGAAGACGTTAGAGAAAGGAATGGGATGGTCATTAGGATTAACACTATTAGCTTTGGTGGTGCTACCTATATGACTGATAAAATGAGACGAGAAAGAATAGACTATGTGAAAGCATGGAAGGAATGGATAGGATATTGGGTGATAATCTTCGGAATGTGGGGAACGTCACTATACATAACTCTAACGTTTACTTAGAAAGGAAAACTATGGATAAAGATTGGTGGGAAACTTTTGCAATCATAATAATAGTTTGGTTTATAGGATTCTCTTTGTTGGGATTCCTATAACACGCCCTTAAAGGGGGATAGCTAACCATATACTAAAGGGATACTAAAGGTGTCCCTTTAGCTAACAGTTGAAAGGAACAAACATGAGAAGACGAACTCCAGGCATGTATGCATTCTATAAGAACGAAGTAGTCAAAGCTCTAGATGGAGACGATAACGAACGAGTAGGATATCTTATGGGTGATATGCCTTACGAAGTCCTAGTAGAGCTACGGAATGAGGGTATATTACCTCCACGACCAGACTCCGATGGAACGGAATCAGTAGAGAATAGTCGAAGGCGTACCTACAAGGTCGAACAAGACTGGACTGTCACATACACGAGAGTCCTCGAGTACACCATAGCCTCACACGGAGACGATAAGGCAGATCAAGACCATGTCGAGAGCCTAGTAGATACACCTAGCTTTCCTACAGAGTTTGAGAATGGAGTAGTGATAGATGATATACATCCACGAATAGAGATCTACGAAGTCGAACAGGAAGGCGATAGAGTCTACCTAAGTGAAGAAGACCAAGCAATAGTCGAGAAGACAATGAGTAAATTACAACCAGAAAGGAACTAACATGAGGAAAATATTAAATACAAACATCTATAGCACCGAGAGTGCAGTGTGGACTTACAACCAGAGGAAGAAGAAAGTCTCTCTTCTCGTGATCAATAGCGATGGAATGACTAACGACCTCATCGAGTACAGACCACATAATAAGCATTACAAAGAGCACAGAGACAGAATTAAGAGGATAGCTGGATGAACAACGAGAAGAGATTCTATGAACACCAAGGTGTCGAAGAAGCTATTCAAGTCGTGTTAGATCACCTCACTCACAGGAGAGATGTAGAAGTCTATGTCTCTCTTGTAGGTGACCTGACAGACTTACAGATAGTATTAGCTAAAGAAATGAAAGGATTTCAAGATGGAAGAACAACATCAAAGTACATCGAAGGAAATAACCCAACCAACTACATCAGAGGAAGTGATTAACAGAACAGATCCTCATTGGTTACAAAAGGAACTAGAAGCGATACTAGAGAAAGGAATGTTTAAGCATGATTAGATATTACATAGCAAACATGTGCGAGAAGTCTGGTGAGTATAGCTTTGATACCGTTGTTAGGTTCGCTCTAAGAGAGCCTGAGAAAGACTTCTTCAACACACCTGAAGAGATCTCCTATCAACAAGCAGAGAAATACTGTGATGAGTTAGCCAAGTACTGGTATGATGAAGAGGAAGGTGGTGAAGAAGAAGACGAGAACTGGTATTCATTTAATGGTGGAGAAGTCTGGATTAGTTATGGCTTCCATAAACAGATAAGCAAAGAGACCTTTAAAGAACTAGGTAGCTTTGCTTGTGACCATAGCAGTTGGGAGGTCTCTCAGTGGATGATGAACAACTAAACCCTCTTGTAGAGCAATGTGTAGATACGATCAACACATTCTATAAGAGACATAACATGAAAGAAAGGGTACGTATGAAGAAAGAACATGACTACGTTAGGTATGAGGATGCTACCAGCGATAAGATAAGTCCAGCCCATTACAAGGAGATCGTTCCAGGGTATGAGTACATGGACATGATGGTGCATATGTTAGACGATCTGAAGGGTGTCGAGGCACACCTGATGGGTCAGGTCTACAAATACCTGATGCGATACGGAAAGAAAGACGACAAGACACAGGAGCTTAAGAAGGCTCAATGGTACTTGAACTACTTAATCAAACATAATGAGGAAAAATAATATGATAAATGAAAAGAGAACTGTAATAGTAAAAGACGTTGAACTACATTGGGCAAAGTTAGATGCACCTGTAGATCCATTTAAAACTGGTGAGAAAGTATGGGAGGTTCAAATAAGAACTGATGATGAGAATGTTGCTAAGAGCTGGGCAAAAGATTACTTCATTAATGCTAAGAAAGATGATGAAGGTCATTGGAAAGCCAACATCAAGCGTAAAGAACTTAATCGTAAGGGAGAGTCTAACCAACCACCTGTTGTTCTTGGTCGTGACAATCAACCTATGCCATCTAGTAATATTGGTAATGGTAGTATCGGTGATCTGAAACTATTTCAGTACCCATATGATGTCGCTGGAAGAAAAGGAGTGTCGTCTATGCTCTCAGCAGTGAGGGTCACAGACCTAAAGGAATACACACCGAGCTCTGAAGTGGACTTCGATGTTATCGAGGGTGCAGAAGGAGCTGAAGCTCAGGCAGACTTCTAATGGGAGATGTCATAGACTTTAGACCAAAGGAAAAGAGGGTTGAGGTAACACTTGACCCTCAAGTTCAAATAGAAAAGTGTATAGTCAGCTATTGGAAATCATTAGGTGGCTTTGATATAGAGCTAGATGAGTTTGACTACCTCATGATCTTCATGGCATTCAGTGATACTTGTTTCACAGAGTTAGAGAACGGTAACATGACTGTGCATGAAGATGATATGATGACTGTTAAACCAGAGCTACACAAGAGAATGAAAGGAACTATAGATGGAATTAAGACAACTCCTCCAGCCAATGATGAATGAGTTAGGACTGGCAATAGAGAAGATGCAGATAGAGACTATGACAGATGGACTCAAGCTACATGAACATGTGTATGGTTGGTTCTTAATAAAACTAGAGACAAAGATAAAAAGATTTATATTAGATCAAGAAAGGTTTAACTATGACTGAAACAAAAGAGAATGGGAAAGACTCTACAATAACAATGAGATTAACTGGTGACTTAACTGCCTATGATTATGGTGAGTTTGAGATGCCAAGAGGTGCTGAGATAGACGAGGTGAGTGGTCGATGGGGTTGTTACATAGTAAGATTTACAGACCCAGAGAAATACCCTGATATGGAAGTACAATGTGATCAAGAGATAGATGGTAAGAACGCATCTTATATTAGAATAAGTGACGATGAAGGTAACGACCACTACGAGTGGTAGAAAGGAAATACAATGTCAACTGAAATAGACGTATGGCAGTTCGTAAACTTCGAAGAAGAGCCAGAAGAATATGGTAAGAGACTATACATAGACGTATATGCACTTGCAACTGCAGCTGAAAGTATAATTGAGTCTGAAATAAAGAAAGACTATAATAAGACTCTTAAAGATTATACAGTTGAACTTGACGGTGTCAAGAGATGGGAGCATTAGTATGAAAAGAGATTATGTATACTTATGTGGTGGCATGGAAGGCTATGCCAAGAGCCACATGACTGGGTGGCGAACCAAGGCTACTAAAAACCTAGAGTTATGCGATATAGAAACGCTAGATCCAACAAGACGTTTCTCATTTCACACTGGACTTCAAGATAGAAACAATGTGAATAGAATAGTTAAGATGGACTTGCAAGATGTGTCTCGTAGCACTGTACTACTATGTGATATGAGGTATGACCAGCCTGGAAAACGCTGGGGTAGCATGGCAGAGATAGCACATGCACACACAAAGAATAAGATAATAATAGTGTGGACAGATAAGGATGATGTCAAGCATCCATTCTTAGAGTTCTACGCTACAGAAATACATCACACACTAGAGGAATGTGTTGATGCTATTGTGAATTACTACTAGGAGAAGAAGATGTTTGAAGCATTTATGTTAGCGTGTATGATCGGTAACTCAAATATATGTCATACCATAGCGGACATAGAAGGTCCGTATGCTACACACGAAGAGTGTATCATAAGAATAAACGAGATGGCATATGACTTGAAAGATTACATGCCTAACTTTATGCCTCTAAAATATAAGTGTAAACAGAAAGGGACACGAACATGAAAGAGCCATTAACAATAAACAGTTATGAGATAAGAGTTAATTGGAGTGATGGAGAAACAGAAGTATTAGACAATGTACCTTATATAAAATCGCTAGATATTTTATTCGATTCTTTAGAAGAGGAGCGTAATACTGCTGAAGCAATAGAAGAAATGGAGGATGGAGATGTCGTTGAATGATAACCCTGATAGTATATACTATTCAGATGATAAGAATAGCTATGCCACTGTTAAGCGATCAGTGGTGTATACAGTAAAATGCTATAGTAACAATGAGATATTAAATCAAACAACATATTATACACAAGACTTAGCTGAGAATTCAGCTGAAGACTTTGTGTTAGAAAGGAATTAAGACAATGATGATGTTAGATCACATGATAGCACTCAAAGATGAGATTGAAATACTAAAAAGTAAAATAGAGCCTACTTGTACAGGGCATATACATACTACAATAAGTACACTCGAATCTAGAGTTGAAGAAATAAAACAAGAATTAAAAGATAAATATGTAGAAAGGAATTAAGACAATGGACGGTTCAACTATAATACAGGAAGACTATAGATTCCCAGTAAAAGTATTACCTTTAATGGCAATGGATAATAAAGAACTTAAATACCATGTCAATATGGACAAGTATAAAGCAGTTGTAAGAGTAGATACACATGAGGTATTAGGTGTTCATAGTGGTAAATATAATGTAGTTAAACATGAAGACCTTGTAGAGAATATAATGGAAGGGGTGGCTCTTGCAGACATCTCTAAAGACTACGATCATAATATAAGAGTATATGAAGGCGGAGCTAAGCTACATGGTTCTTTTATATTCAATGACTTGGTACAGAAAGACCCTGAAGTAAATGACATCATAAGATTCAAAGTAGATTATATGAACTCGTATGATGGCATGTGGTCTATCATGGTCAATGCCTATGGTGAAAGATTATTCTGTCTTAACGGTTGCACTTCACCTGAAGCAGTAACACAAGAAAAGAATAGACATACATCAGGCTTTAATGTGAAAGCTTCGGCAGATCAAATCACCAGAGCACTTGAAGTGTTCTTTAATGATAGAGAAAGATGGGATGCTTGGAGAGCTACTAAGACTACTGAAGATCAAGTTAAGAAAGTCTTCGAGAAGACATTAGCAAAGCCTACTACGCCTACAGAGACTAATAAAGTTAATTGGAAACAGCTAGCTAGATTAATGGGTAACTACCATCAAGAAAGAAATATACTTGGTAATAACAAATGGGCTGCATACAATGCTGCAACTGATTGGGCTACACACCCTGAGAACGTACCTAACCCACATAGAGTTACGGT